ATTCAACGAGAGCACCTACTTAAAGCTAAACACCGTGCTAAGTCCGATCATCTCGAACGCAACGCTGTCGCTCGGATTTAAGTTCTGACACCTAGGTATAACTAGCAGTTGATGGCAACTCGTAAATCAAAACCTAGCGGTCTAACCATATTCTCAATTGATCCTTCAACAGGACTGCCGCCTATTCCAATCAATGAGGTCACTAAGGTGATCCTGTGGCAGATCCAGCGTCAGCACTCCTCTATGCTAAAGAGGTTTGAGACTGACGATCTTACGCAAGATGTTCTCACACGTCTTGCGTTGGTGACTTACTCAAAAGAAAAATCAGCTCCGGTCACTTTTATAACCATGGTGACTGACTCAGTGATCTGGAGCAAACACGGCCACTCGCAAAGCAACAACAGATTTCTAGAAATCCCAGATTTCATCGTAGGCGAACCTGGCTCTGGTGAATCTACGTTGTGCACAGAATTAGGTACCGATTTGACAAGTCCCGAAGACCATCTCCTTGCGATGGAGATCATCGTTAAATCACTAATTCCTAAATGCAAGCGCAGTAGGAAATGCAGAGTCGGTTGTAAGTGCGAAATCAAGTTGCCTCCCGGTTATCAGCATCAACGCGCACTTCGCAAAAATACTCAAAAATAGTGATCCAAGCGGCCAATGTTTAACCCTTGGTGCATGGGATAATGGATATAAATCTATTTAATGGAGTTCAAATGAGCGAAGAAGCAGCAAAGACGATCGAAGAGGTCCAAACGGAGTACGCAAATGCATGCGGAACTCTTGGTGATCTTCTCATCAAGCAAGACCGTATCACCGCAGACATTGAGAAACTGCGCAAAGAAATCATTCCTGAGCTCAACAAGCAGTTTACGGAGATGAGTAAGGCAAAGGAACAAGCATGAAGTTCGCAGTTGGCAACCAAGTAGCAGATTCAAATAACCGAGTTGGCGTAATCATGCGAAACAAAGTCGTAGGTCCTTGCGGATACTACGTGAAGGGCTTTCTTGGCATGAAGGTTTGGGTCGCTCGCATGAGCACAAGTCTTGTTGTCGTTTCCTATCCCACTCAAGGCGATCTGTTGCAAAATCCTGATGACCTCATCGACTTAGGAACTAAGTAATGGCTAAGCAACGCCGTACACCAGGAGCAAGAGACGTACTGAATACGTATCTTCGCATCCTAAGCGACCAAGCAAAGAAGATAGAGAAGACTGGATCATCAACACTCACTGTCGACCAAGCTTTGATCCTTTCTAAGCTCATTGAAGCCGCTGTGAAGATTCAGGGATCTACGCAGAAGGCTGACAAAGACGCTAAGAAGAACCTTGCGAACCTCACTGTCGAAGAACTTGAAGCCCTTGTCGATGAGTCAAAGCCAGAAGCGAAGCAAGAAGAGCCAGTCGAATCATGAAGACAACCTTGCCTTTCCTCCAAGAGAACTTTGGAAGCAGATGGAAAGAAGTCGTCGACGTTCTCATACGGGAAGGCAAGGTCGATTCATATTCAATCGAAGGGGACGATGTAGAGATAACGCCGTCTCGTCAGACGGAGATCGAGCAGATGTTTGATCTCTTCTCTGACTATCAAGACGAAGAGTCTGACTTAAGAAAGAGTAAGTATGAAATCTGATCTGCAAAAAGAGTGGGACAATAAGCTAGCGGAAGAGGGACTCAACCTCGTCGACAAGATCGACCCACCCAAAGCTCAACGCACGTACCACTCCATCAAGAACTACTACGAGTCTGTAGATCAAGTCCTACACAACTACAGTTTCGATTCTCAACTCGACAAGCTGATCTGGGAGTGCCATGCGGAAGGACTCACGCGAAAGCAGACGGCAGCAAAGCTAGGTATTGGAGAGGAAAGAATCAAGACTACTCTTAAGCGAATTCGTATTGCTAACGGTCTTCCTGCGAAACTCACGAACCGTCGAGCTAAGCCAGTTACTGAGAAAGACAAAGCTATCATTAAGCTAAGAGAGCAGGGTCTGAGCTACTCACAGATCGCACAAGCTCTTGGCCTTCCCAGGAAAGAGACCGTCTACCAAAGCCTTCGACGCCAAGGCGTTCCCAAAAGCAAGACTGGGCGCAAACCCAAAGCGACAACCTAAAAATCTCTATCTCAATGAGCGAGATTGAGATTAGACCAGCGAAACCTGACGACCTTCCTTTTATCTATGCAACTTGGCTGAAGTCCTATCGAACAAGCCAGTTCGCGCAGAATATCGAATCGAAGATCTATTTCTCCTGGCATCACAAGATCATTGAATCAATCCTCACAAGATCGCAAGTCGTGATCGCTCACCCAACGGGACAACCGAACATAATAGTCGGTTACCTAGTAACAGAGCCGAACGTCGTTCACTACTGCTACGTAAAGTTCCAGTTTCGAAAGCTGGGTGTCGCCACAAATCTCATCCAGCATCAAAGCATTGATCCAAATCAAATGCAGTTTACTCACGCGACTCCAGACATGAACTGGATTGCTCTGAAGTATCCGCTGCTTACGAACAACTACAATCCCTACGCAATTTAAGGATGAGCATGAGAGTGCGATTTCTATACGTCCGTTATGTGATGAACTACGCCTTTTCGTGCGTGCTTCAAGCGCTTTTAGTGCTCATTAAGAAAACCAACCTAGGCACGAAGTACAGACCAAAGCTTGTCGCTGCCACTATGAAGCTCCTTCGCAAGGGATTCCCAAGCGACTTCGTTGCGCCGTCATACATCCGACTGTCGTTCGAAGAGTACCTGCGAGTCATGGCCCCAATATCACGAGCACACAACGATGCGTTTAAGGATTGGGTCGCTAACGACTTCAAACAGTTCCTAAGAGCCAAGACTAAACAAGAACAAGAGATCGTCAAGGAAGTGACCAAGTGAGAGTGAAGCAAGTTAAGTTCCACCAAGCCGTCAATCTACCTAAGGGCGGAACCACCGGCATCAACGAGAAAGACCCAGGCATCAAGGGCATCGATACATGCCCAGAAGGCGCAATCGTCACTCTAGAAGACGGTACTCGCTACCTAGTGCCATACGCCAATATTCCATTCCTGGTTCTCAAAGAAGAAGAAGTTCAAACAGAACCCAAATCTATTACTGGTAAGAAATCTCAAAAGACTAATGGCTAAGCCACTCACTGCCAATCAACTCCTCATCAAGAAGGAGCTACTTGCGCGAAAGCTACAGCAAAAGGCCTCACTCAACATCACTCGGTTCCTATTCAAGGAGCAACTCGCGTTCGTCGATGATCCAGCACCGTACTCAGTTGCATGCTGTTCACGTAGGGCAGGGAAGACTGAAGGGATCTGCTACGACCTTCTAAGAGAGGCCACTTCCAAGGATGGGATCACGGCGTTGTACCTCACTCTGTCTCGGTCGAATGCCAAGAAGATCGTCTGGTCAAAGCTACTAGAGCTGAACCGCACTCTTAAGTTGAACGGAGAGCTCAATGCAACCGAGCTCAGCATCACATTTCCTAACAAGTCGATAATTTATGTGTCTGGAGCTAAGGACAAAGTCTCTATCGAGCGATTCCGCGGGCTTGCTCTTTCACTATGCTACATCGACGAAGCTCAGTCGTTCGGCTCTTTCCTGCAGGAGCTAGTAGACGACGTCATTGCTAAGGCACTGTTCGACCACAACGGCCGTTTGAAGCTCACTGGAACACCAGGCCCAATACCAGCCGGTTACTTCTACGACGTATGCCATAACCCAAAGTGGTCTAAGCATAAGTGGACCATGCATGCGAATCCTTTCCTGCTAAAGAAAGGGAATAAACTCTCAGTAGAGGACTTGATCCTTCAAGACTGCGAGAGAAAAGGATGTGGAATAGATGATCCGAGTATTCGTAGAGAATGCTTTGGAGAGTGGATCACAGATCTCAACTCTCTAGTCCTACGCTACGATAGGAACAGGAACGATTATCGAGACTTACCTAGCTCAGCCAGTCCGTTACAGACCATCATAGGGATAGACACAGGCTTTAAGGACTCAGATTCAATTTCGGTGATCGGTTGGTACGACGATTCTCCAAATTGCTATCTCATCGATGAAATTGTGCAAGCAAAGCAAGGTTGGGAACAGCTATCCACTCAGATTCGTGCACTAACAGCTAAGTATGACCCCGTTAAGACTGTGGTTGACCCTGCTAACGGTGCTTTGAAATGGGCTGAGGACATCAACAACCGCTTCGATCTATCTGTAGAGGTAGCAGAGAAGACCCGCAAAGCTGAGTTCCTTGAGCTATTGAATGGTGCTCTATGCGCTTCAACATTCAAAGCTAAGCATGAGTCTGTATTCGCTCAAGACTGTGACAAGGTTGAGTGGGAATGGAACCCTAAGACGCAGAAGCGCAAGGTAAGCGATAGGTTTCACTCTGACGCTATGGACTCCACGCTGTATGCATTCCGTGCAGCACAGAACTGGCTGTATAAAGCTAGTGCAGTACAACCAGCTCCGCACACAACTGAGTGGTTCCTAAAGGAACAGAGGAAGATGGAAGCAGCTGCAATCGCTGCCTATCACCGTAAAAACGACCCCTTCCATTACGATGATCCTTACTAAACCAATCGTATTGAGTGTAAATACTGCCCCAAAATCTTGCTAACAAATCACCGTTTCGTTAGGAAAATGTGCTTCTCGATGCTTGCTTGATATTCTAGTCCTGCCTGAACAAGGAGATGGATATGAGCGGTTGCAAGAGCTTAAGCGATACAGAAATCAGCCTCGTCACTTCTAACCTCACGAGCCTACGTGATAAGGCCTTGTTCATCGTTGGTCTGAAGACTGGCTTCCGTATCTCTGAGCTACTTTCTCTATCCTTGGATGACGTCTACCAAGACAACCAAGTCGTAGCTCAGGTCTCAGTAGCTAAGAAATCTATGAAGGGCAAACACAAAGCCCGTACTGTTATCCTTCACCCTCAAGCGCGAGAAGCTCTAGGGGAATATTGCAGAATCCTTTCCCTAACTAACTCAGGTGCAACACCTCTCTTCAAGTCGATGAAGTCGAACAAAGCCATTAGTCGAGTTCAAGCTCACATCATCCTCAAAGAAGCGATGTCTGGAATAGACGGACGTACAGGAACTCACTGCATGCGTAAGAGCTTCGCAACCAGAGTTCACAAGGCTTTAGGCAACGACGTAGTGAAGACGAGTAAAGCGTTGGGCCATGCCTCTATAACCTCTACGGTTAATTACCTTGAGGTCTTTCAAGACGAGATCAACAAGGCAATCACGAGCATCTAAAGCGACAACCTAAAAATCCTCCTGGTAATGAATCAAACATTACCAGATCTGGACTACCTCAAGAACCTCCTGCAGGTTCTGCATGATGGCCGAGTAGCTTCCTTCAAGTGCAACGCCTTCGAACTTGCTATCGGCCATCATGTCTCCTCTTCAGCAACTACCAACGCACAACCAACTCTAGAGGACATCGAACTCATCGATGATCTTCCCACTGAGGACGAGATCCTTTTCGCTGCGAGCGGCTTCCAGGTGAACCGTGAGTAACGTTGTCCTTGGTCCTCAGCAGGTTGGCTCAGTTCCCTCTGATGTTCGTTGGTGGACTATGGAAGGACGAGTAGCTGCTGACAGCATCACGGCCGCAATCCAGGCCATCGTTAACAACTCGCACGGACGCTTAGCTCAACTCAGTGACTCAGCAATGCTCTACGACGGCAACCTGTTCGGTGGACTTCATGTCTATGGGAGCAAGCGAAGCTACTCGACGAAGCCAAACACCAACTCAGTCCAAGGATTGAATCTCTGCTCCTCGATGGTAGAGACGCTCACTAGTCGGATGTTGAGTAACAAGCCTCGAGCTATGTTCCTCACTGACGGTGGCAACTACAAGCTCCAGCGTCGTGCGCAGAAGCTCTCTGAATTCGTTGATGGCGTGATGTACGAGAACAAGGCCTACCACTTGGGTATGTCTGCTCTACGTGACGCAAGCATCTTTGGGTCTGGCTTAGTGAAGGTGTTTGCCGAGAACGGCAGGATCAAGCTTGAGCGCATCTTACCTACTGAGCTCTACGTCGATCCTTTAGAGGCGATGTACGGTTCACCTCGCCAGCTTCACCAGATCCGTAACGTTGATCGCATGATCCTCTGTGAGATGTTTCCTGAGTTCGAAGCTCAGATCAAGACAGCACAGAAAGCCACGTTCAACAGTATCACCGGCATGGCGCTAGTAGCTGACATGGTGACAGTGCGTGAATCATGGCACTTGAAGTCTGGTCCTGACGCCACCGATGGAAAGCATCTCATCACTATCGAAGGTACTTCTCTCCTAGAGGAAGACTATGACCGTGACGGGTTTCCATTTGCGATCTTGAACTACCAAGAGCCGCTTGTAGGAATCTTTGGCAAGGGATTGATCGAGCGTGTCCAACACATCCAGAAGAAGCTCAACTTACTCGAACACATCGTCTACAGGTCTCAACGACTTGCTGGGACATTCAAGGTGTGGACGAAGACTGGTTCACGCTTAGTCGACTCTAAGCTCAGTAATGAGATCGCTCAGACAATCCAGAGTGACGAACCACCGCAATACATCCTTCCGCCAATCGTTCAGCCGGAACTCTACTCGCAGATCCAACAGCTCAAGACAGATGCCTACAACCAAGAAGGGATCTCGCAGCTTGCGTCCGCTGGTCAGAAGCCAGCAGGTCTCGACTCAGGTGAAGCAATCAGGACATACGACGACATCAGTACTGACCGCACGCAGAGCTTCGGCCAAGCATACGAACAGTTCTTCCTTAAGCTAGCGATGCTCATCATTGAGACGGCGAAAGAAATTTCGAACGGGGATGACGAAGGGTCACTCAGCGTTAAGAGCCCTAACGGGAAATACCTTAAGACTCTTAATTGGAATGACGTCGACTTAGAAGCTGACGAGTTTGTGATGAAGGCTTTCCCAGTCTCATCACTTCCTAAGGATCCCTCAGGAAGATTGCAGACCATTCAAGAATTCATTCAAGCAGGAATGCTGAGTGTTCGTAGTGGTCAGCGCTTGCTCGACTATCCCGACTTAGAAGCAGCCGAGAGTTTACAGAACGCTCCGGAAGACTACTTGCACATGATCCTTGAACAGATCATCGACGACGGCGACTACACACCGCCAGAGTCTTACGACGATCTACAGCTCGCTCACAGTTTGGCTTTGCTCTACTTAAAGCATGGTCAAACAAACGGCTTAGAGGAAGAGAAGATCGAACTCCTTCGCAGGTTCATCGATCAAGTCGTCACTCTCACAACTCCACCGCCAGCTCCGGCAATGCCACCAGCACCAGGCATGAACACACCGCAGGCGAATCCAGCGCCTCCGCCGGTATCTAACCTCATTCCCAACGTACCTCCTCAACAACCCCAAGGAACTTAATTTCGATGAGCGAAACACCAACGATCACCGTAGGCACAGCTACGCCTAACGCAATCCCCACTCCAGCAACTCCAGTCGTAGAGAACAAGACGACACCCGTTCAAGCAGACTCAACTACTCCTGTAGAAACAAAAGTTGAGCCCAAGCAAGAACTTGCGTCGACACGATTCGCTGCCCTCGCGAAGAAGGAAGCCAAACTCCAAGCAGAGCGTGAAGCTCTGAAAGCCGAACGCGAAGGGTTGAGCCCAGTTCAAGCGCAGATCAAAGCTTTCGAAGACGCGAAGAAAGAGGCTCTCAAGAATCCGCTCAAGTTCCTAGAAGAAGCCGGTCTCACACTTGATCAAGTGAACGACTACTTCCTTAGCGGTGGTCAGCAAAGCGACAACCTAAAAATCTCAGAGGTAGATCGCAAGATCGAAGAGTTCAGGAAAGAGCAGCAAGCAGAGCGCGACAAGGTTCTAGCTGCTGAGAAAACGAAACTTGAGGCAGAGCAAGCGCAAGTTGTCGAGAACTGGACGAAGAGCATCGTGGATTTCGTAGCGGATAACGCTGAGAAGTACGAGCTCACGAAACTTTATAATCAAGAACTAGAAGTGCGGAAGGTTATTGAACTGCACTTCGAAGAAACAAACGAAGTCATGGCAACTGATAAAGCCGCAGACCTCGTTGAACAGTACCTAGAAGAACTGGCCTCGAAAGCACTAGAGACCAAGAAAATCAAAGCGAAGGCACAGCCACAGCCCCAAGTGGCGCAACAGCAAGCACCCAAGCCGTCCATCAGCAACCGGACAATCTCGTCTTCATTAACTCCGGCTTCGCAGTCGTCTCGTTCAATTTCGAACCATTCAGGCTCTGACGCTCTTGCAAGTGCAGTCGCTCGTTATCACGAGCTCGCACGCAAAAATTAAAAGGTAATTTCAAATGGCAATTCTAGACATCAACGCAATCAACGGTGCTCTGAAAGAGTACTACAACGGCCAAAAGGTCGCTTCGCTTATCTTCCAAGGTCGTCCGACCTTCGCGATGATTAAGAAGAACACTAACTTTGTTGGTGAAACATATCCGCTTCCTTTGCTCTCTAGCACAGGCGCAGGATCAAACAGCTTCTCGTCTGCATACACGAACCAAACTCCTGGTCAGTACAAGAAGTTCCAGCTCACTCGTAAATACAACTACGGTGTTGGAACAATCTCTCGTGAAGCTATGATGGCTTCTGCAAACGACATCGGCGCTTTCATCAGTGCTAAGTCGTTCGAGATCGATCAAAAGATCCAGCAAGTCTCTCTTGAGATGAGCATGGCTTTGTTTCGCTCAGGAACAGGTACACTTGGTGTGATCTCTTCGATCACCTCTGGCGTGATCACTCTTGCTTCGCCCTCGGATGCTCGAAACTTCTCGATCAACCAACTCCTTCAACAAGCTACGTCTGACGGTGGAACTCCGGTTGCTGCTGGCGGATATGTTATCGCGATCTCGCCTGACGCAGGAACAATCACAGTTTCTCTGACTCTCGGCGGATCAGCTGCAACTCCTACGGGTTGGGTAGCAACTGGCTACTTAGTTCCTAACGGAAACTCTAACGCTGGTGTGTCTGGTCTTCTTGGCTGGTTCCCGGTTACTGCACCTGTCGGTGGAGACAACTTCTACGGTATCGACCGTTCGACTGCTCCTAACTTGGCAGGAACTCGTTACGCATCGGTTGGTGGAGAGTCGGTTCAAGACTCGCTCACTAAAGCAGTGGTTCAACTCATGCAGAACTCAACTACTGGCAAAGCTGACGTCATCGTCATGAACCCGGTTTCTTGGCAGCAACTTAGCCTTGAGATGGGTGCCAAGATTCAAGTGCAGCGCATGGATGTGAACACGAAGCGTGACGGCGCTGAAGTTGTTGTTGGTTTCACTGGTTTCCAGATGGCCACTGCACTCGGAATCTTGAACGTCGTTCCTGATCGTTCATGCCCTCCGCAAACAGCTTTCATCTTGGACACTGACGTTCTTGAGATCGCTTCGCTTGGCCAAGCTCCTGAGCTTCAAGACGAGCGCGGTGCATTCTTGAACCTCATCGACACAGATGCAGCTCAATACCGCATCTCTGCCTACTGGAACCTTGCCTGCCACAACACTTCGGCGTGCGCAGTCGTTTCGCTCCAGTACTAAGCCCTCCGTTTTACGGGCCTATCTCATTCGGGATGGGCTCTTTTTATTTACTACTAAGGAAAAATTAAAATGCCTGTCAATAACCAACTCGAGCGTAAAGAGCTAAAGACGGTTGACCTGTTCATGGACTTCACTGTCGGTGCTTCCGGTGCTCCAACTCTCAAAGCTACAAACTCAATTGGTATCAAGTCGATCATTCGTAACTCTACTGGCAACTACACTATCGTCTTAGCGGACCGATACGTCCGTTGCTTGAACGTGTGCGAGACGCTCGTCTCTACCGCTCCCGCTGCACCTGTTATGTCGGTGACTTCAATCGCCAACGTTAACGGCTCTGTAACTCCACTCGCTCCTAGCTTAACAGTTCAGTTTCAAACGCCTACTGGCACTGCAACTGACCCTGCATCTGGCGAAGAGATCTTGATCGCAATCCAACTTTCTAGATCTGTCGGAGCGTAACCCATGATCATGAACGGTGACGACAAACGGTCTACTGCCTCTCTCATCCTAGCAAAGATGAAGGATGGGAAGTCGAAGACTCAAGAGGTCAAGCCCACCGTTGGGATGGGTGACGACGAAGATGCTCAAGGGATGAGAGCTGCGGCTGAAGATCTGCTGCAAGCGATCCAAGACAAAGACCCTCAAGGGTTGATGATGGCGCTGAAAGCCTTTCTCTCTCTCGCAGACTCTGACGACGACGAACAAGACCAAGAATAACTCCGAGCCCCGCTTACAAGCGGGGTTCCTTTTATCTAAGGAACTATAGATGTCTATTCCTGGACAAACGACTCTGCTTGCCATTCGCACGCTGGTGCGAAGCATGACAGATACGGTGAACAACCAAGTCGTGACTGATACGGAGTTAAATTCCTACATCAATCTCGACTATCAAGAACTGTACGGGCTTCTCGTAACCTCGTATGGGGATAACTACTTCTTTCAAACGCCATTTCAATTTCAGACTGACGGAACTTCATTCCAGTTTCCTCTGCCCACTGATTTCTTCAAGCTTCGCGGTGTTGATCTCTCTCTAACAGGAGCGAGCAACTCGTTCGTTACACTCAAGCCATTCAACTTTGCTCAGCGTAACCGACTCAACGACGCATTCTATCCTTCGCAATCCTTCAACGTTCTTCAGAACATCCGGTACCAGATCAACGGCAACAACATCATGCTCACTCCGCTTGCTCAAGCAGGGCAGTGGATTCAGTTGTGGTACGTGCCACGTTGTCCAGTCCTTGTAAACGACACTGACATAGTCGACGGCGTTAACGGGTGGGAGCAATACATCATCGCAAGCGTATGCGCCAAGGTGATGGTGAAGCAGGAAATGGATCCAAGTCCTTTTGCTGCCGAGAAAGAGTCGATGCGAGAGCGCATCATCGACGAAGCGGCAAATCGCAATGCAGGCGATCCCTCTACGGTGACTGACGTCTATGACACCGGCTGGGACTTCTAGTGCTTAAACGCTTCTCAAAGAACCAGACATCGGACCTTACGCTTAGCCAAGTTCAAGACAGTCTAATCAACTGCCTCAATCCCGTTTTCACAAATCCAATGTTGGACGGGGTGCTGGTGAAGAACGTGATCCTAGCTGCTGGAACTAACGTCATTCCAAATCCTATCCAGCGTGAAGTTCAAGGAGTGATGACTCTGCTCAAGAGCACCTTCGCTGACATTCACACTGGCGCACAAGCCTCAAACCCGTCACCGACACGCACTCTTATCCTTACATCGTCTGCGGCGGTAACGGTTGACCTCTGGATTTTCTAAAAGGAAAAAATGAGTACTACGACACAGACCCCATACATGAGTCTTCAACTCCCAACGCCACTTGTAGAAGTGAGCCCGTTTGCTGGAGCTGTCGACATTAACGCTGCGTTCACTACAGTGGACTCGCACGATCACTCGCCTGGCAAAGGAAGCTTAGTTCCTACGGCTGGTCTCAATATCAACGCTGACTTGAGTTTCATCGGCAACAACGCAACGAACTTGCGTTCGGCTAAGTTTCAAAACCAAACGTCATCCTTGTCTGGTGTCTCTGACGTCGGTTGCATCTACATGTCCGGTGGCGATCTGTATTTCAACTCAGGTGCAGGACAGCCAGTTCACATGACTTCCGGTGCTGCTCTTAACTTGAGTTCTGCTGGATCGATTTCAGGACTTAGTGGAACCACCGCCGCTTTAACTTATTCCTCTGCGAATCAGACCTTCTACTTCACTCAGAACTCTGGCATCTCGGCGTTGATCTCGTCTTCAGCGCTTACTCTGTCGGCACCGACTTCAGGCGCATTCGGAATCACCCTTCAATCTCCTTTGGCCTTGGCACTCGCTTACACGATCACGCTTCCGCCTGCTGCACCTACTGTAACAAGTCCAATCCAAATGGACTCGTCAGGCAACTTATCGTTCATCACACCAGTTCCGATTCAAGTGAGTGCTTCGTCAGGAACGTTCGCTACGACTTCCACTAGCTTCGTAAGTGTTACGAATCTTTCAGTGTCGATCACGTCTATCGGTAAGCCCGTGATGATCTCGATTGTGCCAGATGGAACAGCTAGCGCCGGTGCGGGTGGTTATCTAGAGACCAATGCAGGCGACATCATGAACTTAATCATCCAAAGAAACGGCACGACGATTTATTCGACCAACGTGGGTGGGCAAGCGCAAATGGTTGTGCCCGCTATGATCACGTTCCCAGATAGAGTCGGTGCAGGAACTTATACTTATACGGTTCAAGTTCGTTCGCAGGCTGGCAACTTCGTATCTGTCTACTACTGCATGCTCACTGCGTACGGACTCTAATCATGCCGTTACAAAAGCAAATCGTAACGGTCTCGCTTGGCAACGGCGTAGATACAAAGACCGACCCATATCAAATCCAAGGCAAGGTTGCTGTTCTGGAGAACGGAATCTTCTCTTCTCCTAAGGAGCTTCGTAAGCGCAGCGGCTTTCAAGCCTTGGCTCGCTCAGTCTTCTCTAGCACTACAGGGATCACTGCCGGAGCAGGAACAACAACGTTTAAGAATGAACTCTTGTCCTTTGATGGCACGAGCTTGTTCAGCTTCTCGCCGTCAGCTCAGATGTGGTCGAACAAAGGTTCCTTAGTGAATCTTGAAGTGACATCAAAGCCGATCATTCGAAACTCAAACCTCCAACTTGTTCAAGACTCGGCTCTTCATAGCTCAGGCCTTCAAATCTTCACATGGGAAGACTCTAGCGGAGGAATTCGCTACTCGGTGACAGACTCGTCTACGAACCAACAGATCGTAGCCAATGCGGTTTTGTCTGCTGGTAAGAGAGCGAAGCCGGTCGTCTTAGGAAACTACTTCGTTGTTTTCTATTTCAATCCGGTCAACGGAAGGATTCAGTATAAGTCGATTGCCCTGGGTTCACCGACTCTCTTGAGTGCGGCTGTAGACTTCAACACGACAATGAACACGACGAACTACCTCTACGACGTAGCAGTATTTCAAAACATCGCCTACTTGGTGTTCAACAACAGTATTGGCTCTATCTCTTCACGGAGCATCAACTCTTACCTGCAGACGAGTAACGTCTATTCCTTTGGAAGTGACTCAGCTTCGAATGCAATCAACGTCGCGGCCGATGCTTCTGGAAATCTCTGGGTTTCCTACTGTAACGGAACTGCTACGAAGGTGACCGTAGTTAACAACGCATTGTCAGGAGTTCTCGTAGCTCCTCAAGTTGTTGAGACGGTTTTGTCCCGTAACATAACTACTTCAATATCCGGAACAACGGCGACGATCTTCTACGAAGTCGCTGGAGCAACGGAATACAAGAACCAGATTCGCATCAACACATGCACGCTTCTTGGTGTCGTAGGAACCGCAAGCAGACTTGTCGGCTCAGTCGGTATCGTTTCGAAGGCTTTCTCTTATAACGGAAGTGTCTATGTTATTACTGCTTATGGACCGTCTCCGACTTCAACTAATACGGCGACATTACAGCCGTCTTACTTTGTTCTGAATTCGCTTGGGCAAGTAGTCGGGAAAGTTGCTAACCAGAACGCCGGTGGCGTTACAGTTGCGTCCATCCTCACTGAGGTTAACGTCGTTTCGCCTGGTGTATTCCAGTTCGCGTTCCTACAGAAGGACTTCATCTCGACAATTGCTGGAAATGTGTTCTCAAACACCGGCGTGATGTCCGGGACTTTCGACTTTGTAGATGCTCAGTTTCAAACGCTTGAGCTTGGCTCCAACTTGCACATCACTGGCGGGATCTTGTCTTGCTATGACGGGGCAACGATCTCCGAGCACGGCTTCCACTTATTTCCTGAGGGACTCACTGCTGCTGCTGGCTCAGGTGGCAGTTTGTCGTCAGGAAGTTATGGGTATTCTGCTGTCTATCGTTGGACAGACGCTCAGGGACAAGATCATAACTCAGCACCATCTCAGCTTCTCACAATAAGCGTCAGCGGTGGAGCGACGGTGTTAGTGACCGTTCCAACTCTCAGACTCACTGGCAAGTCGAACGTTCGCATCATGCTCTATCGAACATTCGTTAACCAGACAGTGCTTTACGCAGTGACGACAATCGCGACTCCTGTGTTGAACGACCCAACGGTTGACTCGATCACTATCACGGACGGCTTGGCTGACTCAGTGATCATAGGAAATGAGCAGATCTATACAACCGGTGGTGTGATCGAAAACATCGCGGCACCTGCTACTCAGATCATCGGGACTTACAAGAACCGACTAATTATCGTTCCCTCTGAAAATGGTCTCACATGGTGGTTCTCTAAGCAGACTGTTCCCGGTTCTCCGGTAGAAGTGAACGACACCTTCGTTAAGAACATCGACCAGCGTGGAGGGAGTATCACTGCCGTTGCTCAGCTTGACGCCAACCTAGTCTTCCTTAAAAGCCATAACATTTTCTATACGACTGGTGATGGTCCTTCTGCGAACGGATTGAACGATGACTTCGCAGAAGCTTTGTTAATTGCCGCTGACTCAGGATGTGTTAACACGAAGAGTTTAGTGCAGGTTCCAGCAGGCTTGATGTATCAGAGCTCAAAGGGCATTTACTTGCTCAATCGCTCTCTCGTTGACTACTACATCGGTGCCGACGTTGAAGCTTACAACTCGTCTTCAGTGACATCAGCGCAGCTCTTAGCTACTAGCAACCAAGTGCGATTCACTCTGAATACTGGAGTCTGTCTCACTTACGATACGGCCTATAACCAGTGGTCAGTGTTCACAAACATTGCCGCGGCTGACTCGACCGTTTTCCAGAACGTGTATTGTTACATCCAATCGAACGGGACAATCCAACAAGAGACTCCTGGGCAATTCAACGATAACGGAAGCGCTATCAAATTGCGCGTTGTTCTTGCTTGGATGTCGATGGCCGGTCTTCAAGGATACCAGCGCGTTTACAAAGCGACGATCCTTGGAACATACAAGAGTCCGCACAAGCTCTTAGTAAAAGTGGGTTATGACTTCATCCCTGTTTTTACTCAGTCAGACCTCATTGATACGACCGCAATCATAAACCCGACTGCGCCTTACGCATCTGGCACAGGAACTTATGCTTCTGGAGCTGGTGTGTATGGTGGGCAGAATCCTGTTTATCAATTCAGAGTCGATCTAGCTCAACAGAAATGCGACACCCTACAAATCTCCATAGAGGATATTCAAACATCAAATTATGGCGAAGGGTTCAGTCTGTCTGCAATCGCGTTTGAAGTGGGTCAAAAGGGTGGTCTCAACCGTCTCCCTGCAACTCGGATCTTCGGATGATTCGGTCTTTCACCGAGTCGGACTATCCGACTATCTGCACATGGTTTGCTAAGCGGGGACGTGTTTGTCCCTCGCTTGAAGTCTTGTCTAAGACTGGCTTCATCACTCAAGAGGCAGCAGGATTTCTGTATCTAACGAACTCAACCGTTGGCATCGCAGACGTATTCATCACAGACCCAGAAGCTCCAAAGGAACAGCGTCGTGCTGCTCTAGAGCTCTTGAGCCAAACAATAATTTCATTCGCTAAGAACCAAGGTGTTCAACTCTTGAAGGCAGACTCACAGTTTCCTTCGATGGTTCAACTCAGCATTGATCTTGGCTTCAAATCATCAGGGACCTACGAGTCCTTTTACAAGGAACTATAATGGGAAGTTTAGTAAACGCCGCTGACGGCACAACTAACTACTACAGCGTACAGGCACCAGGGATTAACCAACAAAATCTCACGCCCACTATCAACAGTAGCCAAAACACAATCGGCTCAAACATCAGCTCTGAGCAAGCACTTGCAGCTCAACAAGCAGCTGTAGCTAACGGAACTGCGAATAACGCTGCTCAGACTCAGTACCAACAGAACGTCGATCAAAACGCTGAGCAGACAGCTGGGACGATTGCTTCTCAAAAGGGAATCAATCCTGCACTGGCCGCACGACTTGCATCTAATGCGCAAGCTACCGCAAGTCAGAATGCCGCAGGCACTGAAGCAACTAACCAGATGACTGCGCAGAACCAAGCCCTGAATAACCAGACTGCAATCCTGAATAACGTCGGGACTCAAGCGCAAGCTAACAACGCAACTACGCAGACCGCGCAAGCCAATCAGAACTCAGCAATCAACACGGGTGATCTCGGCGCAGATCAAGTGAACGCTAGCGTTGCAGCAGGAAACCAAACTCAGAACGCAGCGACTAGCTCGCAAGTTATCGGTGGCATCATGAACGGTGCAAGCTCTGCTATGTCGATGTTTGCCGACGGCGGTATGGTCGACAACTCGAATCCTCAACTCTCTGTTCCGACTTCTCAACCTCCGCCCGCGCAAAGTTCAAGTGGCGGTGGTGGTGGAGGCGGAGGAGCAGGTGCATTGCTTGGCCTATTAGCTTTGATGGCAAAGGGCGGGAAAGTTCCAGGACATGCTTTAGTTCCTGGAAACAGTTTTGCAAACGATACGAAGCCTATCCTCGCTTCGCCTGGTGAAGTCGTCCTCCCTCGCTCAGTGACAACTGCCGCGAACGCTCCTGAGAAAGCCAAGGAGTTTATGGAAGCACTCAAAAAACATCAGACTCCAAAAAAGGCTTCCGGTGCTCAAGGCTACGGCAAAGTGCTCGAAGGCCAACGCAACTTGCATGAGCGTCTGAAGCGTCTCGAAAGCACTATGAAGGCAGCGAAGTAATGAAGAATTATAAACTAGTCCACGAAGCCAAAGATCATTTTGTCCTTCATAACACGAATGACGGCAAGTCTTTCAAGATGGCTAAGAAAGCCATGTCAGAGCGTAACTACCAGTCCATCAAGTCTCTTCCTAAGTTCGCTGATGGCGGAGAAGTTGAGGATGATGCTGCTGCTGCTCCTGGTTCTGATTCGCAAGTCTCGTCTGAGCGTTTGGAAGCACTGAATCAGTTGAATCCCTTCGCTGGCGCAAGCCAGTACTTCTACGACGACTCTAAGTTTGATCCTGCTAAGGCAGGCTCTGAAGCTTCCGACTTGTCAGGAATGGGTTCGACTAATTATAAAGGCACTCCGACTGCAAGCGATGAAGATCAGACTCCAGCAACTCCGCTGGTAACTGATCCAAACGCGAACACCATGCAAGTGAGTGCACCTGCCACGGGCTCAATGGATCCAACTTCTGCTGCGCAAGCTCCAGCTAACCTTCCCAATCCTGCGGGTGTCGATCAAATTACCAAGGGCATCAACGAAGGCGCGCAAGCCCAGACTGATCTTGGCAACAAGCTTTCGAAAACTTACGGAACCACAGCCGACAACCTTCAAAAGAATATGGATCACTATCAAGGACAGGTTGATTCGCTCAACCAACGTTCGATGGATCTATTTAACGCTGCTCAAAACGATAAGATCGATCCCACCCATTATTGGAGTGGCGATGCAGACGGGAAGAACGCTCACTCGAAGAACACGGCTGCTATTGCTATGTTCCTTGGTGGTATCGGCGGTGCTTTCACTGGCAAGGGCGGAAACGTTGCTGTCGACCAGATCAATCACAATATCGATCGCGACATCGACGCTCAAAAGACCAACATGGCAAACAAGCACAGCTTGATTAGTCAGAACCTCGCCATCACGGGATCTGTTCAAGCTGCGGAGTCGATGACTCAGAGTCAGCTCTTGGCAATTACGGCTGCACAAGTGAGCCAGGCTAACGCTCAAGCAATGGGTCCAGAGGCGGTTGCACGAAAAGATCAACTCCTTGGTCAACTCAAGATGCAGATTCAACAAGTCAACGCCAAGACAGCAATGCTCATGGGGCAAGCGCGAATTGCAAACGGGCAAGGAACTCAGCAAGATTTGAATACCGCGGATCCTAAGATTCAAGCTCGTGCTGTTAAACTTCCCAACGGACAAGTCGCGATCGCAAACTCTGAGAAAGAAGCGGAAGACATCCGTAGCAACTTGTCTTCGACTGAGGACATCACTGCGGGACTTGACCGTCTCGATAAGCTCGGTCCTGAGGCTGGTGTTCCTGGAACTCCAGAGAACAAAAAAGCTCAATCACTCGTTAGTTCGCTGAAGCTTAAGATCTCGAACAACGAAGGAATCAAGCGTCACAGTCCTGAGTTGCTTGAACAGATCGGTAAGCAGTTCGGTGACCCATCTGCGATGAAGTCCATCTTCGGTGCAAACGGTGCGAACCGTACCAAGGCACTCAGACAGTCACTCACTGACGCACAAGTGGCAGGCTTCAAACACAAGCTCGTTAACTATCAAGCTCCTTTCAAACCAAGCACAGCGAAAAAAGGCTTCAACTAAATGGCAGATTCCTCAAGAGTGAACCTACTGGATCCAAACGGTGATCCGGTAAACGTCGACGCAAGCGAAGCGCAACAAGCGATTCAACAGGGCGGTTACACTGTCCCTAACGATGCACAAATACAAGATGTGCAAGACGATGCAGAGTACGGCGACGGTGTGGGTAACTCTGCAAAGGCCTTCGGTGCTGCTGCGGCTCGTGCGGCGACCTTTGGACTTTCTGATCACTTGCTCACTGACACCGGCTTGGCAGATCCTCGCACGCTCACTCAACTTGAGAAGCGACATAAGATTGCTGACACTGCAGGAACTGTGACGGGAATCGTTGCTCCGATGCTTGTCGGCGATGAGCTTGGAGCTGCTAACCTTGTAAAGGGCGTTGGCAAACTTGGTTCGGCTGCCGAGGCTGCAACTGCTGCGGCGTTACCGGCCGGTGAATCTCTTGCTGGACGAATCCTTGCGAAAGCAGGAAGCAAAGCTGTTGGATCCGCAATCGAGGGAGCTGCTTACGGGCTAGGAAACGTGGTAAGTGAGTCCGCTCTTGGAGATCCAAGTGAAGTTGCAGAGCATGCAGTTTCTCAAATCGGTCTCTCTGCTCTTTTGGGTGGTGGTATCGGTGGTCTTGTCGGTCTAGGTGGAGTTGTTATTCCTGAGGCTGTTCAGAAAGCTAAGAACTCCCTCTCTTCAATCTTCGACAGGGCCTCTGGTGCAGCAGGCGATGCATTCTCGAAGGTGTCTAGCGCTGTCTCTGGCGTTCCAGAAGCCTCAATAGCAGAAGCATTGCAGAACCGTCACCTAGCACTCCCAACGGCGGAAGCTCGCGCCGCAACCGTTAACGAAACGGCAGAGTCTTTAGCTGATCAATACAAAGAGACTGAAGCTGCTTTGAAGACTGCAAACAGAGACATTCGTCCTGGAGAAACGGCTGACCTTGTTAAAGGAGTTGATGAGACGGGAGTGAACGAAGAGTACAAGCGCGTCTTCAATAAGCTCGGCGACACCATCCAAGAGATGCGTGAAAAGCCAGACATCTATCCTGGACGGTTCGCTTCTAAGCTTGAAGACATTCAGAAGGGATTGATGCGTGACGGACAAGCTGCACAAACTCCGGCCGAGGTCTTCGCAACTCTTAACGACTTGAAGCAAACTCTCGACTCGAAGGTTTTGAAGTTCGACGGAGTTACTTCTGCCGCCGACTCAGACGCGATCAACTTAGTTAAGTCTCTTCGTGGTGACTTGAAAGGCTCTCTTGAGAACGAGGGCGTGTTCGGCCCAGGTGCTAGCAGGCAAGCTGCATTCAACGAAGCTCAAAACGAATATTTCACTGCAAAGAAGGAGTTTCAAAAGAACTTCCTCTACAAAACTAAGAGCAATAACGGTGGCGTTACATTGAAGGCCAATCCTACGAAGGTGAACGCCTTCTATAACGGCATTGGAACTCCTCAGAACGAGATTCGTAAAGCGGCACTCGACCGTTACATGAAGGCATCGAAGAACATGATCGATGAGATTCAAGAGTCGTATACAAACATGCCGACAGGAAAGTTTGATCAAGCTGCTCATGAAGCACTTGCTGCCAAGAATGCTTCTTACATTGAGAACGCCGAGCAAAACGCTCAACTCGCAAGACTTCAAGGTCAAGTGAACACCGGCCAAGGTGATTCGATCAGTCCTTTCCTTGCTGGCGGTGTTGCTCATGCAGTCGGACTTCCAGGAACGTTAGTTGCTGCTGGAGCCGGAGCATACAAAGCCCTCGCTAATCCAGGTGGTACAATTCAACGACTGGTCGCACTTGAATCCTTAGCTAACAAAAGCTCTGCGAAGATCTCTTCCGGTGTTCAAGCAATCTTGTCAGGAAGTAGCCGTGCATTCTCTGTAGGCCGTGGCGAAGTTGCTGCTGGCTTAGCGAAAGACTTCGGGAAAGACCACGAGGATAGTGTTCCAGTGTTTGAGAAGAGAACAGCCCACATCCAAGAGCTCTATGCAGACGCTGCCAAGTTTCATGGAGTTCTTTCGAACTCGACGGCAGACTTGTCTCAGCATGCTCCTAAGGTTGCTCAAGGGATGCAGATGACTGCCGTTACTGGCATCAACTTCCTGAACTCAAAAATCCCTCAGCATCCAAAGCAAGGTCCACTCGATTCAATGTGGTCGCCGTCGAAGTCGGAAGTGTCGAAATTCAACCGCTACTACAATGCCGTACAAAATCCGACTTCTATCCTAAAGCAAGCAGCCGCAGGAACACTCACACAAGAAGGCGTGGAAGCAGTGAAGTCTGTCTATCCGCAGATCTATAACCAAATCAACTCTGAACTCTTGAATCAACTGTCTGGGAAGAAGGGGAGAGTGACGTACCGACAACAAGCCATGCTTTCACTCCTTACAGGAACTCAGATGAGCGGTTCAGTGAGTCCAGCTTCAATCATGTCTCACCAGAACATCTACTCGCAAGGTGCAGGCAAGCAAGCGCAGCAGGGTGCAGTGAAGTCCGGTCAGACGGGCTTAGGTAAGTTAAACCTGTCGAATCGCTTGTCTATGACAGGCAAAGCTAGCTCAGGTCGTACTCGCTAAAAGCGACAACCTAAAAAGCGCCTTATAGGCCTCAGTCCGAATACATCGGACGACCCTATAAGGACGCCGATGTCTGGTACTAAACGAACGATATTTAAGCAGCTGTTCAGTCAAACCGCTGTGACGACCACTTTCTCTACAGCTCCGACCGATACTCAAGGAGTTGATAACCTTTCCTACGAACTCATCTTTGCGAACGCTACAAATACGCCCTCTGGCTATTTCACGCTTCAAGGTGCAGACGCAGGAACGATCCTACCAAACCAGACAATGTCTGGTGCTACATGGACTCCGCTAACACTCTCGGCAATTCCTCAAGTCGACAGCGCAAGCGGATCTCACCTTGTCTCGATCACTCAGTTTCCATTCCGGTTCGTCCGTCTCGTCTACACGCCTAACTCAGGCCAAGCAGACATCACGGTGAATATCTACGGGAAGGAGCTCTAATGGCTAACTTCTTCTTTCCGCCTGGAGCAACTGTCACCATCGCAGCAAGCGGACTCACTGGCGCAACGGCTCCGATCTCTGCCCTTGAAGTTGCTGGCGTAAATCCTTCTGGAAACTTAGTAGCTCTTCCAATCACTACTGGCGGCGCTGTCAAGACTGACTCAAGCGCAACGACTCAACCGATCAGTGGTGCAGTCTCTGTCTCTAACTTTCCTGCAACTCAAGCAGTGTCCGGAACATTTTGGCAGGCAACTCAACCGATCAGCGGTTCCGTAAGCGTATCCAACTTTCCTTCATCACAAGCGGTGACAGGAACTTTCTGGCAAACGACTCAACCGATTTCTGGGACTGTTTCTGCGACCCAAGGTACAGCGGCTGCGGCTTCTGGCGCTTGGATGAACAAGATCACTGACGGCACGAACGTAAGCGCGGTCAAAGCTGCTTCTACTGTTCCTGCTGCAACTGATCCTGCGCTCGTTGTCTCGATGAGTCCTAACAGTTCTGACCCAGGACTTGGTTCTGTGGCTGCTGGTACGGCTGCGACTAAAGCCTACATGATGGGCGGAATCTTTAACACAACTCTGCCCACTCTCACGACTGGTCAGCAAGCAGGTGTTCAACTCGATTCAAGTGGTCGTCAGATCATTGCGCCGCTCGCAACTTCAAGCATCGTCACCGTAAACAATCCGACTGCTGCGAATTTGCTAGCGACTGTTTCGCTAGCCGCATCTCAGACTCTTGCGACTGTAACAACCGTTGGTGCCGTCACATCAATCACTAACGCTCTTCCTACAGGAACGAACGTCATTGGATTCACTAAGCAAGGTGGACGCGCTCAAGCGAACGCTCCTGTTTATAACAATTACGGAACAACAAACGTTCTCACTAGTGCTTACACACAATTGATTGCTTCGACGACAACAGCGGCAACCTTCGTCGACATCTTCGATTCGTCTGGACAAGGAATGATCTTAGCGACTGGAACTGCTGGTTCTGAAGTCGTCCTCGCTTACGTCCCTCCAGGTGGCGATCAGATCGTCGTAACGATTCCGGCTTCCACTCGAATCGCAATCAAGGCCCTCACAGCAAACGCAACGAGTGGCTACATCCTCTTGAATCTCTACAACTAAGGAAACCAAATGGCCAATTCACCGGTCCTTTGGGGACCTAACTCAACAGCTACTGTCTTACAGAACCAAGAACTTCTCGCGAACGGAACGTTGCTCAGCTACAACGGGCCTAAGAACTATATTTCCTATGGCAACTTCGAGACCGGAAATACAACCGGCTGGTCTATAGGAAATGTTGGAACTCTTACAAATGGATTGCCGACTGGTACTCCTACATTTGGCTCAGGCGCGAATGCAAACTTAAGCTTCACCGCTTACTCAACTTCTAGTGCTCTCGCGGGATCATCGTCAGCACAGATCTCAACTACCAGTGCCTCTAGTCCTGGGGACATGGTTGCAACGCAGGTCTACAAAACTGACCTGTCAGACTCAGCCAAGTGTTTGCAATACAAAATCAGCTACAGAGTTGATTCGGGCCTTTCGAACATCAACCTGTCAGGAACTTCGGCAAACTCGGTCGGCGTTGCCGTTTGGGATTCTGACTACGGGGTTTGGCTTCCCGTATCTGGTGCTTTCAACTTTGTTCAAGGTTCTGGAACGGGCATAGCGACCGGAACGTTTCAAACGACCTACAGCACAAATTCTGGTCACATTCAGCTTTGTGTTTATTTCCCGAACGCAAGTGCTGGTGCTTTCACAATCAGCGTTGACGACGTATTCGTAGGCCCACAGCCGACTGCTATCGCGCCTGCGATGAGTGATGAGCAGGCATACACGCCAACGTTTGCCGGACTTGTAGCGTCGTCCCCGGCCATTTTTTGGTCACGCAGAGGCGATAAGTTATACGTACGCGCTGATTTTACGGTCGGTAGCGTGAGCGCGTCGATATTTACGATGTCTTTGCCGAACGGACTAACTGCCTCCGCAAACATGAACGCCGCCTCACAGATCGGTCGTGCTTACCGTGCTGATGGTGGAGCGCCTGCGACAAATGACTACGTAATCTTAGGCTTCCCGTCTAGCAACACTATTAACGCGAGTTTTGTAAACGTTAGCGGTACTAATGCCGGTACAGGTCAAG